CTCTACGGTCTTCTGGACGTAAATTAAAGGCCACCTTCAAGGCAGCCTCTATTGTTAGTGGGTGAATGTATTTAGACACGTCTATAGTTTCTAGGTGAATAATCTCCTTCCCACGACATAGCATGTAGTGTAGCAGGAGCTGGGTGTGAAGATTTCAGTAGTATATTTACATTTTTATTTGATTCATATACTGGTACTGTTTGGATATGTTCTGGTAAATATGGTGCATCTGATACTAGATATTCATCTAAGGCAGCAGATTCATATACTTCAGTGTAATCAGTTTTACCTGTTCTCTGTAAAGTAGTCTCATATAAACCTGACTTACCAAAGTTTAATTTAATTCTATGTATAATAAGAGATGAATTGACATCAGATTTAGTTTGCTGACCTTGTGTTTTAGTCATATATAATGTAGGAAATGCTACTGAATACTCATATAGATAACCTATATAGAATGTACCAGTAGACCAATCTCCAGGTACTGTAAAATCATCTGTGTTAGTTACAGTGCATTGAGCGTAACGTCCTACTCTAGTAGCACCAGTATCTATATCAACTAATACTAATGCACCATTTGGTGAGGTCACTTGATCTATCCAGTCTGACTGGTTAGCAAATGTAGTTAGTTTTGTAGTAGCACTATAAGACCCATTACCTACAGTAGTCCAGTTATCTAAATGTATTAGATAATTAGATGTATCAGATCCTACAGTTTCATCAATACTAGGATCTGTATCTTGTTGCATTAAATTTATCTTTTGTAAGAAATTATCTGTATCTAAAAGATAGTACTCATCATCTACGATAAAGTGATATTTAATTGGATTATTTAGTTTCCATTTAAACCAAGCTTGTTGTTTCCTTTCTTCACCATAAGCAAAATATTTGAATCCATATACAATATCTGAATTAGTTTTACCAAATAGTACTAAAGAATTTTCTCTAGAATTTGTAAGTAGATCTATATTTTTCTCTAATAGTGTAGGTACAATTTTACTGGTTTCTCCAACCATAGGTTCTTGCTCCCTTTGTACGCTAACCATTTCATTGAAACGACTATACTTACCTGAGTTATCAATGTAACCTACAGTAGTTCCTAAAGAGATAGGAGGTAAATCTTTATTATAATTATATGTAGATATACTTCTCAGTTTAGCTGTATCTGGATTTAATATCTCTGCATCAGAAGATAGTAAGAACTGTTGGTTAGTACTAAAGACTGCTAACCCAGCAGCTACTTCTATACCATCATATAAATCAGAAGGAAATGAAGAGCTACAAGATATATCTATAGGATCTACAGCACTAACTGCTAGAGCTGTCTTAGCAAAGAAAGCTGGTGTACCTAATTCTCCAGGTCTAGATAATATAACATTTTCACCTGATAGTAAAGCTAATCTATTACGGAAGAATAATACTCGATTTATTTTAGAAGAACCATCAGCAAAAGAAGGTAATGCATTAGTATTATCATCACCTACATTACGATCTGCCCATGTATATTTTTTCACTAAAAAATCACCGTCTGCTTGACGTTGTAATACATGAGGCATAGTAGTAGCATTTAAGCTCTTTACTATACCTGGAGCTGCACATTCTACCCATGCACCTGGTCCATCAAGACCATCATTACCTTCAAATTTAAGATAGAAATCATCATCATTTGAATCTCTAGAGTTAGCTATTTTAACTATATAACCATCTCTACATTGTACAGGTAAGTCTTCAATACTATTTACTTGCTCTTGCATTACTCTCATAAGATCCTGATCAACTACTTCAATACTGAAAGCTGAAGTAGAATGTAGATATATACCATTACCTATTATTTTATAACTTACACCTGTGCCTGATAATTCTGTAGTAATTCCTCCTAATATTGTATCAACAGTTACAGCAGTATCTGCATCAAATGGTGTAGGAGCTGGACGAATAATTCCATTTACACCTCCATTGATAGTACCTTTAACTCCTACAGTTTCATCATCTTCAACTTCAATTGTATATGTAGCTTTAGTAGTACTATCACCAGAAGCTCCTCCACCTTTAGAATGAGTTAATGTTACTGTTGTTGTATCGCCATCTGCCCAACCTTCTCCACCATGTAATAGGGTTACATTTCTATTATAGGAACAACTATAGATATTAGACGGTTGTTGAGGATTATCAGTATCATCTTTATTTATTAACTGACCTTGCTGACCTAAAGTTGTAATACGGAATATAAGATTCTTTTTAGATCCACTAGTTACACTAAATACTTGAGTACCTATACCAGGACATGTACCTGTATTCTGACCTTCAGCTAAAGTATCAGAAGCTATTTTTAATCTAGTAGCTCTAGTTAAATTAGTAGCAGTTTCATCAGCATATATATTTAAACCATATTGCCTACCATTCTCTGTTCTCAATAGTTCTAGAAAAGCAAAGTGTGTATGTTCTCTAGCAGTTGTAGTACCTGTAGTACTTACAGTTTTAGTTCTATTATTTAAGAATGTAGTATCATTAATAGTTAATGCTTGTAAGTCTTCTGTAGCTGTAGCACTGCTAGGAGTTAAGTATCCTGCAATAGATGTGTGATCAGAGTTACCTCCACTATAAGCACTGTTATCTGTATGATACCATACATTTTTTTCAGTACCATCGTTACAACTCCATATCCTTACCCTACCAAGATGATCTATCTGTCCTATATATGATCCTTCTGTCTCATCTCTATAGTAATGGAACCAAGAACCATCGTGATGTACGTTAGCTAATGGTGTAGATCCTATACGTTTAGATCCAGGTCTTTTATATAAACCTTCTATTGCATCAGGAACAGCATTCACTATATCTTTTACCTGACCAGGAAACTTCTTTAGATCTGGCTGTTGTGATATACCAGCAAAGTAGTTATCTATTGTTTGAGTTACTGAAGTCATACTACTTTCCTCTTCTTAGTTCTCTTCTTAGTTTTCTTAAGATCTCCATACAACTCTATCCACTCTTTTCTCTCTGGTGAATCTTTAATGATAGGCATTGATTCATTTGTATCATTTACATTTGATACAGTAGGTAAATGGTATATAGTATCGTCTTTAGACTTCATCTTCCTAATGACCTCCAAGGTTGATAGGCATTATATGTACTATCTTCAGGTAGACCAAACATAGTATGGTTCCCTTGATTACATTCATACTCCATAACTGCAGCTCTAGCTAACGATTCTTGTTGTGCTAAGAGTTGAGCTAGTTGAGGATTACCTACTAACTGTGTAGCAGCTCTAACTGCTGATTTATATATTATATATCTTTTAAATACTTCAGGTAGATCTTCATAGCTAAGTAGCTTAACTATATCTAAATCAATACCGTCTGTTAATTCATCCCAATCATCTGTGTGATCATACTTATCATATAAGTAACCACTTCTTTTTACTACATCGTAGTTTCTTTTAGACCAACCATCAGTAACATCCATCTTTAGAATATCATTACCAATAGCTATCTTCTTTATACCACCTACATCTTGAGGTGTATATTTAACATGTCTTTCTGTATTGAAGTGCCAGCCTTCAGACTGTACATCAACATTAGAATCTCTAAGTAAATTATATATAAACCCTACCTCTGGATTAGTCTTATTAATACTTGTTATAGGGGATTGACCAATAGCTCCCAAGATAGCATTTACAGCGGAGAGTTCGGTCTCGTTATCAATTGTCGTGGAAGCCATAAAATT